TAGACTGGTCTGGAACTGGAACATTTCTTCTGCATCCTTGTCCAATAGCATCAGCCCTCGGTTATCGCGCATCTTGTTGAACAGGTCCATGCGCGCGAACAAGCCATCACCAGAGCCGCCCTGGAGCGTGCTGCTCATGTCCGTCTTGATGCCAGTGATCGAGAATGCATTGATCAGGTCGTTGACGGAATCCCTAGTACGCAGCCAGGCGCGCACGTACGGGTCCATCAGCTGCGTCATCGATAACCCGCCGAAGTTGTACGCAGGCTTGAGCATGTCGGGCACTGGACGCGAGATGAACGACAGCAAGCGGTCGGCGTGGGTCTGCTTGCCGAGCACGAACCAGGCGCGCGGCTTGTAGAAGTCCGGCGCGGTCGGGTCGTTGCTGTTGTAGGCGTAGGGCGTGGTCCACAGCGGCTCAACCACAGCGAAGCCCAGCAACGAGCCTTTCTTGATCGTGGCTGGATCAATCACGAGCGGCAGCTTGCGCGCTTCATCGCTTTCCTGACCTTTGATCTTGATGAAGATTTGCCCATGCCCGAACATCTCGTTCAGTTCGGCAGCGCGGCGGAAGAGGGCGCGCACGTTAAACTCCTTGAGCTTGGCCTCTAACTGTTCGAGCTTCTTGGACTTGTCGCCGTCGCCGTGGCTCACCAGCTTGATCCACTTGCGGGTCATTTCCATCGCTGTGGTCTCAGATGGCGAGCGGTATTCGCTGAGCTGGTTCAGTTCGGCAAGGTAAGGGTAGCCAGGGAATCCCGCGCCGCCGCCGTAATACGATGCGGCTTGATTGATTTGCGCGCTGTAGTCGGCAGCAAACGACGAGTCTTGCGCAAATGTGGCGGGCACGACACCGGGGGCGACTTGTGGCTTACGGATCGAGTAATCGGGATCGGGCAGGCGCTTTTCGGCCACACTGGCGCCCGCTGCGGCTCGCGCGGATTCGCTGATGCGCATTGCCTTCACTTCCGATGCCGGGATTACGGCATCGCTCGGACTGTCCAGCATTCGTACCAGATTACGCCACAGGTTCTTCAATTTCGTCATGCACGCCTCAATAGGTCAGGATTGATATTCAATGGTGCTGCGCCTGGCGCGAATGCCATGACGAAAGCGTCAGCCAGGTTCGGGGATGCAATTTCACGCTTTGCCAGATCCTTTTTGCTCTCCACCTTCACGCGCCCCGCGTTGTCGAAATCGCGCTTTGGCGTGGACAGCTCATCGATTAGCTGCTCAAGGTAGGGCATGTCACTGGCAATGCTGATCAACTCATCCGGCTCAAACTTCTGGCATTTCCTTACGGCATTATATGTGTTACGGAAACGATCAGCTACAAGCCACCACGTTTGCGCCTTCAAATTCGCAAAATGGTCCTTGTTTTTTATCTTCGGATTGGCTGGGTCGTAAGGCGAATCAGGGCGCCACACGCCGGCTCCCGCGTTGAACTTGTCGTATTGCACGCGGTTGGTGTCGCGCAGTTCGGCATTCAGTTCGCCGAACTTGGCACCGCACGATGCACCCACGCCGATAGAGTCGTAGGTGATGGCCGAGCCAAGTTCTCGCGCAGAGGCGTAGACGCGCTTGCAAGACTTTAGTAACTCATCCTCGCCAGCCTTCCACATATCAGCGGTGTAGGCATGGAAGCCGTGAGCATCGACCGTTGCACATTTGTCGTCGCCACTGTCGGCCACGTCGAAGCCCTTGCGCTTGCGGCCCGCAGGCTCGATACCGAGCGCCTTGTGTGCGTCGATGGCGGCCATGATCCACGAGCGCTTGATAACGGCGTCATCGTCATCCTCGCGCGGCACGCCAAGATAGATATGCTGGTAATCCTCGAAATCCTCCTCTTTGGCCGCATCAATGATGTCCAGCATCGTGCGCGAGAGAAAAGGGTTCTCGGTATAGTTGATGAGGCGCTTGACCGTGTTCGACGGGGAATTGCGCACAAAGCGCCGATACACGAAGTCAGACGCCAAGCGCGGATTGAAGATGATCCATATTTGCGAGTTCTCCTTACGGATCGTTGGATTCAGTATCTCCCACTGCTCCTCGGTGATGTTGTGCGCTTCTTCAAGCCAGAGGATATCGATGCCCTCCAGGGACTTGACCTCATCGATTGAGCGCCACAGGCCATAGAACAGGAATTCGCTACCGGTTGCGGTGTTGTAAATCTTGTCGCGCTGGACATCGAAGCGATGGCCTAAGTTAAAGCGCTCGATTTGCGTCTTAAGCAAGGTGTAGACGCTATCAGTTATACGTGCCTGAAATTGTCGGGCGCAACAAACGCGCAGCTTATAGCGATTTGCCAAGTAGATCACGAAGCCAGCTGCATCCCAACTCTTGGATGAAGCCCGTCCGCCATAGAGCACCCGGTTACGCGCCGGCGTAGCCCAGAAGGACCGCAACGCTGGATTTAATGTGGCGCGCTCACTCACCGTAGAAGTGCCCAAGGCCAGTCTCGGTTTCTTTCTCCGGCAACTGGTTCATCTGGTCGATCACGCCTTGATTGGCCTTCATAAGACCAAGGGGGAGCTCTGCGGCCTCGTTTGCGGTGCGCTCAAGCGCTGCGATGCCCTTGAGCACTTCCACGCCGGCAGAGTTGAGCGGGTCCGCATCATCGATCTTGTCAACCTGAGCATTGGCGATGGCCTTGAGCCGGTGAGCAGTCGCAGCGCCATATTTCGCGGCACTTGCCATGTGCATGCTGATGGCTTTTAGATCGTCAGCCAGGGTGCGGGCGGCGATCTGATCAGCCATAGGCAGCGACGCCATCCTCGTTTCGGTTGCGACGAGTTGTTGCGCTACTTCCTTCACAGTTTCGATTCGATCCGAGAAGCGCACCGAGATACGTGTTTTGCTTACCCCATACTCGCGTGCAAGGTCAGCGGCCTTTTCTCCCTTGAGAAGCCGCTGTCCGATCTTGTCCCATTGGGCGTCAGTGAGTTTGGATGGTCGTGCCATGAGGCAATCATACCATCTTGAAACAGTTTCGTAACTAGGGGAGTTTCGTTTCGTTAATTTCGTAACTCACATAGAAAAAGCCGACCGGCATTGCTGCGGGTCGGCCTGTAATTTACGTGACGCGTTACAGTAATACTTCCTGCGATCCCTGATAGGTGAAGGTCGGGGAGCCGCTGACGTTGGCAGTGCGGATGCGTGCGTACTTGCCGGCAGGGATGATGCCGGTCACGTTACCCGCGCCAAGGTTGGTCACATTCAGGACGCCGCCCGTTGCGTTAGGGCTGGAGTTGATCGTTACCACATTGGCAGTGAATGCTGCATCGTCGGCGTAGTCGAGGTAAACGCGGCCTGATGCGCCAGCCAGGAGCACGGATGTTACGCTGATGTCTACGGTGTAGACCACTTGGGCGTCGCGCGTGGCGCTGATCTGGAATGCGGTGTTCAGCGAGCGGGTAGGGTTGGCGAATGTGCGTGCAAGTGCGGTCTGTGGGGTCGGCACATTGATGACGCCCGTTGCGCTGTTATATGTGGCCGCCCCGCTGCCGGTGGTGGTCAGGCTGATTGCGCTGCGTGCGCCGGCCTGCGTTAGCGGCGTGAAGCCTAGAGCGGTCGTGACCTGCGCCGAGCTGATGGAGGTCAGATAGTTTGCAGGATTGGTGCTAGCCGGGTAAGCGTCCAGTGTAGCGAGCGAGCCGTCACCACGAATGTATTGCGCAGTCGTACCGCCAGGCTGAGCGTACTTGCCTGCGAGGCCCGAGCTAAGCGAGCTGGTGGTCGCGTAGTTGGCAAGGCTTGCGGTCGTGGCGTAGTTCGACAGGCTGGCAGTGGTTGCATAGGTGGACAGGGAAGAGGTGGTAGCGTAGTTGCTCAGCGAGGAACTGAGCGCGGTTTGCGAGACGGCATCGGTAATGCCAAAGCCTGCAAGGGTAGTCGGTTTGTTGGTGATGCCGTACCAGTCGGTCGTGCCGGGGTCGCCCTTGACGCCTTGCGGGCCGGTTGCTCCCGTTTGGCCTGTTGCGCCAGTTGCCCCGGTAGCGCCTTGCGGGCCTTGCAGACCGGTAGCATTGATGACGTAGTTGCTGTCCACCGTGAAGCTAGGGCCAAGAATGGCGCAGCTCGGGCCGGTCGTGGTTTTCAGGTCGCCATCGAGAAGGCGTATGCACTTGACGCCGGGATCGGGGAACGGGTTGATGCGGGCTAACATGCCGTTGCCCTGTAAATCGTACTGCGTCTCGCGCATCTTGTACGAGTTCGGGCCGATGACAGTTTGCGCGCAGGCGATGTTAGCGGCGAGCAGAGCCAAGCCGATTGCTAATCGTTTCATGGGTGATTCCTAGTGGTGGGTAATGCTTAGATCGTGGACAGAATGTCCCAGCCCATGCCGGAAGACTGAATCGTGATCGAGTCCCATTGCTGGCTGATGATGACATTGTTAAATCCGTCGATCATTTGACCGGTGGTGGCCTGAATGATGACGTTGTTCGCGGAAGAATCGATCTTCTTGACGGTGAACACTTGACCCATGCCGTTTGCGTACACGGTCGAAGCGTCAGGCAGGAAGACAGTGCGTTGCGCGCCGGTTGCATCTACCTTGATCGTGCCATCCTGTGCGGTCATCGTGTAGTTGGCGGTCTTGGCCACTGGATTGTTGGCGAAGGTCCAAATAGGAGTCGCGCTGGAACCGCCCGAGCTGCTGGAGCCTTGTCCGGTATTGGCGCGCGGGTCTA